ATACAGGCTGTCGGCCGTGTGCGGCGTGCCGACGAACAGCAGCGTCCCGCCCGGCACCAGCACGAACTCGGCTTCCGCCAGGCGCTCGCGCAGTTCCTCGCGCTTCGCCTCGGTGTCGCTGTTGCCGGGGACTTCGACGTCGTCGCAGACGATGACGTCGGCGCGCGCGCCGGTGATGTTGCCGCCGATGCCTGCCGCGAGCACGGACGGGTCGCGCAGCACGCCGGGCCGGCGGACGGTGAAGCGGTCCGCCGCCCAGGCTTCCGGCGTGTTGGGGACGAGGTGCCGGCAGAGCGGATGGCGTTCGATGATGCGCCGCACCTGCGCGACCATCTTCACCGCCAGCGGCTGATCGGCGGCCAGTACCAGGATGCGCGTGTCCGGCCGCCGCAGCAGCCGCCACGCACACCACAGGCCGACCAGCGTGGACTTCCCCGCGCCGCGGAACGCCATCAGCAGCAGCCGACGCTCCGCCGCCGCATCCCGTGCCGCGAGCCACTGCGCGATGCGGCGGTGATGCGCGGGGGTTTCCTGACCCAGCCGGTTGTTCCAGATCCAGACGAACTCCGGCAGGTCACAGGGCGGGATCGTCATGCTGCGTGTGCTCCTCCTCGGCATGCGCGGCGAGCACGGACCGCGCCTTCGCGATCAGCGCGGCGACCTCCTCGACCTCGGCGGCATCGGCGGGCTTCGTGGCCTTGAGCAGCTTCAGCAACTCGCCGAGATGCACGAGCGCGGCCCGGCAGGCCGCGTGGAAGGCGGTGAAGGACTTGGCGTCCTCGTGGTGCGCGCGGGTGGGCGCGGCCTCGATGAAGGCGCGGTAGTCGCGCGCCACCGCCTCGGCGGCGGCATCGAGGTGCGGGACGATCCCGGCGATCGGCGCCGGCGGCCGGCTCACGCCTTCACCGCCCGCACACGCACCGTGCCGGCGGCGAGGTCCGCCGCGGAGGCGCTGCGGTTCCACGCCGTCACGGTGATCACGTCCTGCGCGCCGACATTGGCCAGGAACACGACGCCCGAGGTGGACTGGCTGAACGACGCCTGCGTGAAGTCGCCCGGACGCACGCCGGGCACCGTCACGTTGATCTGCGCCGTGCCGCCCGCGGCGATGGAGGGCGGATCCCACTGTACCTCGCCGCGCAGTTCGCGCGTGCCGTGCGGCAGGTTGGGCAGGCCGTACAGGAGCGCGGGCGCGAAGGACGGGTCGCAGAACAGCCGCATCGCCCGCACCTCGTAGTCGGCGGTGATGCGCGCGACGCCGATGATGGCGGTCGCCACCTGCGGCGCGAGGCGGATCGCCTGCAGCCGCGTCGCCGCCTCGTCCGTCAGGTCGGCCGAGGTCTGCCACCAGCGCGCCGCTGCGTTCCAGCTGGCCGAAGCGCCGGAGAACAGCACCATCTGCCCCGCCGCGTCGGTCAGCAGGCTGCCGGCGGCGTCGAAGCAGATGACCACGAGGCGCGGGTTGTCGGCGTCGACCGCCAGCGCGAAGTCCCGGCAGCCGCGCGTGGCGACGACGAAGCCGAGGCCGCGCGCCGGGCCGAGCACGACGCCGCGGTCCGTCAATGTGTAGTTGGGCAGGCCGGCATACGCGAACTCGGCGACGGTGGTCGCACCGGCGGGCGTGTTGCTGGCGATCGCCGCCATGCGCTCGAAGCCGGTGTCGGTCGCGTTCAGGCGGAAGGCGGCGGCGCGCAGGTTGTCCACGAGGGCGACGGGCCGCGTCAGTTCGCGGTGCGCCAGCGCCTGGTGGAACGTGCGCACCACCGCGCCGCCGCGCGTCGCGCCCGGGGCGTAGTCCACCGACACCTGATAGCCCTGGCTGGCCCAGGCCACCTCGTAGAGATGGTCCTGCGCTCCGGCGGTGTGGCGGGCGACGAAGGCGTCGCAGCCTTCCATCCGCAGGTTACGGGCGATCACGGCGCGGCTGTTCACCTCGATCAGGAACGGAATGCCGTCGATCGGGCGATCGCGCGACTGCAGCTCGAAGGCCGGCCCGTCGAACACATGACGGTTGTGCGCAACATAGGCGCCGGGCTCAGCGCTGAAGCGCACACCGAAGCGGTCCTTGTCCGGATGCACCGAGGACGCGACGGCGAAGTGGCCGCCATAGTAGCGCACCGACGTATTCCAGCCCGCCGCCGTCTGCGTCCGCACATCGAGGCCGATGCGGTTGTTCACGATGCGGCCGAGATGCAGCTCGCTGTCCTCGAAGCCGCGCTCGTCGCCGAGGGTCCGCACGCCGATCGTGAAGCCCTCGACCTGGCGGATGTCGAGGCGCGAGCTGTCCTGGTTGCGCGCGAGGATGCCGATGTCGCGCTCGTCCAGCCAGTCGGAGATCGTGGCGCGCAGCACGCGCAGGCCCTGATACAGCTTGATCGCGTTGCGCGTCGCGCCGCCGTCGCCGAGGGTCAGCGCCGCCTCCCCGGCAGGGCCGGCGTAGAGGATCGCGCCGAGCATCGTCAGCCCCGCAGCGGCACCGGGCAGCACGAGCGGCATGGTGGTGCGGTGCGTGCCCTCACCGATCAGCAGGTGGCGGCCGGAGGCGGCGGCGGCGTTCATCGCCGCCTGCAGCGCGGGCCCGTCATCCGTCACGCCGTCGCCGACCGCGCCGAAATCCCGCGCGGACAGGGTCTCGGCAAGCTTCTCCTCGACCGTGCGCGGCACGCCGCCGGCGAAGGGCTGCGACACCTGGCCGTCGCGGTCGAACAGCGCGATGGCGCCGGTCGAGTCGAAACCGAGGAGACGGTTGCTGCGCCCGGCGCGCGGGGGCAGCGTAAGCCCGGTCGGCGGGTCGGAGGGATCGGCGCGAAGGCTGGATGCGATCTCGTCGCGCAGCTCCTGCAGCGCCGCCACCTGGTAGTCGAGCTCGTCGTTCAGCGTGTCGGCGCGGAGCAGACCGTTCGGCTGGAAATCCGTCACGCGCTGCACGCGCATGCGCCGCCGGAGCGTGATGCGCGTGCCGCTCGCCGGGGCGGTCGTGAAGGTGACATGGCCGCCCTCGCTCTGCCCGGCGCCGAGGATGGTGAAGCCGGTCTCACGACGCTCGCCGTTGACGAAGCATTCAAGGTCGGTCGCGGCGAAGATCGGGAACGGGAAGGCGAAGACGGTCTGCGTTCCGTCGGCCACGTATTGCACGCGCGGCGCGACGTCGCCGATGCGGATGTGCTCGGCCATCTCTCTCTCCGATGTCGGGGTGCGCCGGGCGGCGCGTTTCGGGGCGTTCGGGGCGGCGCGGGCTGCGCGCCTCAGTCGAGGAGGTTGCGGACCATGGCGCCGAAGCTCTGCCCGGCGCGGAGATACGCGTTGAAGGAGCCGTCCGGCTGCAGCAGGCTGCGGCGCCCGGCGGCCAGGCGCGAGCGGAAGATCGCGTCGCTCTCGTTCTGCGCGGCGGCGGCGTCCGCCCTCAGCCCGGCCTGGAGCGCAGCGCCCGAACCCTCGTCGGCGCGGACGCCGCTGGCCGAGAGCCGCGCGCGGAGGGCGGCGATGGTGCGCGCGAGCGTCTCGCGTCGCGCCCGCGCCTCGGCCTCCTGCTGGAGCGCGAGCTGCCGGTTGCGTTCCTCCGCCGCGGCCCGCGCGGCCGAGGCCTGGGCCCGCATCTGCTGGCCCTGGCGGATGTTGCCGTAGATCGACGCGCCGGCGCCGATCAGGGTGGCGAGGGAGGCGAGTTGCGCCATCAGGGTGTGGTCCTCGTCTCGGTGGTGACGGAAAGGAGCGTGACGGGCAGCGGCGTGTCGTCCTCGATGCGCCAGAGCGGCGAGAGCGCGTCGCGCCGCCAGCCGAGGCCGCGCAGCGACACGTCGCCGGAGAAGCGCGGCGGCGGGGCGTCGAGCAGCGGCGTATCGAGCCGCCGGAACGGCACCGGGAAGGCGCCGCGCCCGAGATCCACCGACAGCGCCGCCGTCTCCAGCACCCGGAAGGTGATGGAGACGAGACGCAGCGGCGCCGCGCGCGCACCGAACGGACCGGCGCCAAGCTCGACCGGAAGCGGCTCGATCACATGCGTGAAGCGGAGCCCGATCTGCACGCTGCGCGCTGGTTCATCGAGGGTGATCGCGCCATCCGCCACCGTCTGGTCGCCCTGCGGCGCGCCATCCGCCAGCACGCCGACGCGGCGGCCCTCGAGATGCCCAAGCCCGCTCCAGGTCGCGCGCGGCGTCGCGTCCTCGCCGGAGAGCGCGGCGTCGAAGCCGAGCGTCTCGTCGAAGCGTTCCAGCCGCCAGGTGCCGAAGCGCTCGACCGCGGCGTAGACGATGCCGTCCACCTCGGCGAGCGAACGCACGGCGCCCGCCGTCTCCTGCGCGCACCAGGCGGTGACGGCCTCGGCGCGATAGAGCGTCAGCGTCGCCATGCGCCCGTTCGCCATCGCGATGTGCAGCAGCCGCCGCGTCTGGTCATAGGCCATCGCGACGGGCCGCTCGATCAGGTGCCGCGCGATCAGCCCGAGGTCGTTCGACTGGTAGGTGTCGGCGACGTCCGTGTAGGCGAACTCGTGCACCGCCCGCCCCGAGCGGGCGACGAAGATCGTCGCGCCATCCACGTCCACGGGCGGCACCATGCGGTCAACCGGGGAGCCGATCCGCGTCTGCCTGTGCAGTTGGATCGAGGATGGGGTGAGCGGATCGCCCGTCACCATCCACTCCGCGCCGGAGGTGAAGACCTGCAGGTGCCGCCCGGAGAAGACCGCGCGGATGGCGTTGACCTGGTCCGACAGCAGGGTGAACTCGATGCCCTGGTCGTCGAGCCCCGTGCCGAGATCGAAGTCGTCGAGCAGCCCCGAGCGCGAGAGATAGAGCCGGTTCGGCAGGTCCCGCGTGCCGCCGAGCACGAGCCGGTCCTGGTGGAAGCAGGCCGAGACCGGCCAGCCGCGCACGGGCGAGATGGCCGCCTCGTCCCAGTCCGCCGTCGCGTCCGTGCCGGCGAGCGGCTCCTCGACCGTGGCGGTCGCGCTCGTCGGCCCGGTGACGGCGGTGATCAGCACGCGCTTGCCGCCGATGCGGAAGCGCACGCCTGCGTGTCCGGCCACGAACACCGGCGCCGAGGCGGTCAGCGTCACGCTGCCGCTCGTCGCCGAAGCCGCGATCGTCACGTCCGGCGCGGCGAAGCGATGGAAGGGCTCGCGGACGAAGGCGAAGGGCGCGACCGTCCAGCTCGTATGGCCCGTGCGCGTGATCCGCTGCGGCGGCATCTCCGGATGCAGCAGCAACAGCGTGTCGGCGTTCTGCGTATACGCGAGCTGGTCGAGCATCGCGCTTGTCCACGGCCCGCCGACCTGTGCGATCTCCGCGTCGCCGAGGAACACGCGCATCTGCCCGTCGCTGAAGACGAGCAGGTAGGTCTGCTCGGTGTTGAACTCGAAGGATACGAGGCGCACCGGACCGGGCAGCGTCGCCAGGTGGCGCAGCCCGGGGCGGCGCGTCAGCCCGCCCGTCGGCAGGATGACGACGTTGCGAAGCCTGCGCGCGCCATTCTCGTAGGCGCGCAGGTCGCTGCGCCCGAGCAGCTCGGGTGCCAACTCGCCCGCGGTGAAGCTCGTCTTGATCCGGCGCGACATGGTCTCAGCCCCGGGCGGTGATCAGGGGGAAGTCGCGGATCGCGCGCGGGCTCGCCTGCTGGCTGTCAAGGGTGCGGGCGTGGCGCAGCTCCTGCTCGGCGAGCCGGTGCAGGACATCGGCACGGGACGCGTTCTCGGTGAGCGGCAGGCAGAACTCGGCGGCCAGCCGCGCGATCAGCGCGGCGGCGAAGAAGGGCGGGAAGGCCGCCTCCTCCGGGCGGAAGATCCAGCTCAGCGTCACCTGCTCGGCGTCGGTGTGCAGGCGGTTCTCCTGGATCCGGTAGATCAGCCCTTCGCCCCGGCCGTTGCCGCCCGCCGAGAGCACGCGCAGCAGCGCCGGGGGCAGCTGGAAGGCGTAGCGGAAATCGGCCGCCGGCGTGGCGTCGAGCCGCGGCAGCCTGGCCTGGCCGGTCGCGAAGGACCACGGAT